AGGCTAGTACATATGGTAGTTATCAGTGACAATGCAACGATACTAATTGTATTCATGATTTACTCCTCTTTTAAGGTTAGTTTTAAACCGCCAAGTCTACTCACGAATAAGGTTACTCATGAGTAGGTTGATGGTTTAACCTTTATGAGATTAATTCTTCGAGTTGGTTAAGGATATCTTCTAACCTCTTAATGCTCCGGTTAATTTCTTCCTGAGTTCTTATTGAACTACTTCCGGTTAAATATATCATTTGAATACGGTATTTAGTCGTTAGGTCAAAAACCTCTTTCATTTTAAGGGAAAGATTCTCTCCCACCTTACGTTTCGCCAATAGTTCTTTGGCATAGGTTCGTGACGCCAGTTTTCGCGCGTTAAGGTTTTGCATGGTTAGTGACTTATTCATGGTTATTCCTCCTCATTAGGCGTTAGTGGTGTTGACCCAAGGAGGACATCCATCTTATCCCCCTCCGAGCCAGTGTTTGAGAATGTTCCACTATCTTCAATCTCTTGAACTTTTTTCTCTCCCTCTCGTTTACTTTGAAGTTGTTGAAGTGCAAGTGAGGCCTGAAGTACCTGGTCATCAAAATCTTCACCAATGTTAATTTCCTTCTTATGAATATCCTGTTCAATCTTGAGTTGGTTAAAATAAATATTCTTTGACTTACCAGTGACTTCTCTTAATGCCTTACTGCCTAAGCCCTGACTGAGGAGATATCCCCGTGCTTCACTCAACCCCTTAATTGGATTAAGCATGTCATTCATCTCAAGGATAACCCTTAGCCCCTCAATACTTGTCCTTACCAGTTCAGAAAGGGTTAGAATGTCCTCCCCTTGACGTTGCCAATAATCATGCAACTCCGCAAGTGTAGTAATACTCACCCTGGCACTGGTAACTAACGTTGCTGGCCTTTTAATCATCTTCTTTTACCCTTTTTAAATGTTTCCAGTAGACTTTCTCACTATAAGGTCCGGTTTTAAGGGTCTCTGTTAGAATCTCAAGTTCCATCATCAGGGCATTTTCAAAACCCTTGAAGAAGACTCCTAATTTCGCCGAAGATATGTCATCAAGGCCATTCTCAATCTGTATTAATTTCACCCTGATGAACTTCTCCTTAAAGTCCTTACGAAAGCCAACAGTCATTTCATCATCTTTTCGTTTCTTACCTAATGCCAACTTACACTTGAGTTGAATAAAGCCTTTGGCCTTATCCTTAAACACTTCCCTATTAACTTGCATCAGTTTAATCTCCTAAGTTATGGGTTGGATTTGGTTTAATGTATCAACCACCGTAATAATAACACCATATCACAACCACAAACCAAAGTCAATACCTTGACCCTTAACCTAATTAAACATTAGTTAAGTAATTAAGGTGGTTGTGCGTAATCGTAATCATAATTGTAATTGTATCCGGTATCCTGTAATACCCCCTCCCACTCCCAACACACCGATATAATTCTCCTCCCCTAATGAGGGGAAGAGTTCTCCCTCTCTCTCAATATATATCTAGTTATTTATTCAACTAATAATTTTTTCTCTTAAGAATATTTTTTTAAATAGTTGATGATATATTTAGAGGGAAATGGGAAGATGAGTGGGAAAACGCCGGTGTGTATGGACCACCCCCCCGTATTACAGGTTACCGCATACGATTACAACGGACAAATTACACATTACAAATTACACCAAAAACCCGTAATTAAATAAAACCCCTTTCTACATTCTCACGGATTCAGGGTGAGGAATTGTAACATCTAATGATACCATGAAGGAGGTTCTTATTAAGTTATTTCACCCTTAACACCGGTTTGCTACCTTCATTTTTTGATGATAGCAACCGCCCTGATGCTACTTTCATTAACTGAAGGTAGCAACCTTAACCTCAACTCATACTCTCCATCAACTCCTTAGCCTTCTCAGGATCACTCAGCATTAATTCAGCAACCTGAGTCGGAATACCTAACGCAACAAGCCCTGCCAACTTCTCAGCATGTGACTTAACCTTAAGCCCCATTTGACTCCAATGAATAACTTGACCGTCATTAGCTTCGATTTCCTCCTTACTCAACTTCCTCTCAACCGCTTGCCTTCTAATGACCAAATCCTTACTCGCAAGCTCAGCAAGCTGACCAACTGTAATCCCCTCGAAGTCAATCGTAGCATTCATCTTACCCTTATCACCATCTTCATTCTTCGTACTCCATGCCCTCTTAACGGTCAATCCAGTAACAGTACCATCTTCATTAAGTTTCGTCATTTAACACCTTCCTCATTTTACCTCAACTTCATGGCACCATTAGAGGTTACAATCCCTTAATGACTTATCCCCTTATCACCACATATGGGCGGTTACATAATTTAACCCTTAATTACGAATGATCACTCTTTCAATCCCATTAAAATCCTTAAAACTAAATGCCTCTCCTACTTCATAATAAACCGCTTCCTCCGTCTCATAATCCATAACACCTAACTCAACCTCAACATTACCATCAAATCTTTTCAACATCTCAATAATCTCATATACTTTCATAAAAAACCCTCCCCATCATAAAATCATTACCCATATGAGGTGATAAGAAGATAAGCCCTTCACGACGTTTCACAACGTTGTGGTTAATGGCTGGATCATGCATGTTATCCCAACATTGCACCATGTAACCAGCCCGCCCGGTCATGATCCCAACGTCACGTTGGTTATTGCCCGACATTGCCCGTTCCGGTGGGCCAATCCCCCGCACATGCCGTCCGTCAATGATTCACATATAACCACATGGATGAAATTCCCATGCCCGTGAACCACCCCAAACGGTCGCGGTATTCAATTGTAAAAGAACCCACATGGTGGCCAACATTAACCCTCAACATGTCGTTCAAACACGTTCCCGTCATGTATCCCACAACGTTGTCCGTGCTCATTGATGGTTCCCATGTTACCACAACCCACCCACATGTCAACATAAACATGAAACCTCAACAATATCAACATGTTATCCACACATGTTTTTCAGGTCCAGATGGACAAAACCAATGGGGGAAAACCAGATGAAACCCGCCCCAATAGCCCTATTTAGATTTTGTACCAAGTTTTTCTAAATGTAAAAAGTTTCGTATTTAACCTAAGCATGTCGCGCAGCGACGTGAAGGCCAGTGAGCGAAGCGAACAAAGGCCGGAACAATGGGGTTAGGTTAAAACTCATAAGTGGGGCAACTTGCTTAATCGGTTTGCTACCTTCATTAATTGAAAGAAGCATTACGGGCCATTCTTTGAGTACCACAACTTAATAAAACGGCTGAAGCACTTTGTAGAAGTTTTCGTAAAGGTTTTTCTGATCAGAAACTTAAAATGGAGAAACTTATAATTTGACAACGGGTGGGGTTTTCAGGTATGATAATGATAACAAGGAAATAAAACTTATTATTTAATGAAAGGAGGGGTTTTAAAAGATGCTTGATTTCACTACAGGTGAGACCAACTTAGCGGCGCAAGAAAGTGATGGGCGTCGAGTTGCGGGGCATGAGAGGAAGTCATGGACTCTTAAGGAAATGCAAGATATTCACCATACTATTAAGCGCCTTCTTTTCCTTGGGATGAGTAATAAGGCCATTGCTGATAAGTTAGGCGTTACGGCACAGATGATTACATTGGTGAAAAACAGCCCTATCGTAAAGCAGCAACTCAAACTTATGCAAAAGGCTGCGGATTCAGATGCTATTGATCTGCAGGCTCAAATTGCTGAAATTGCACCGAAGGCTCTTCAGAATATTAAGGAAGTTATCGAAACCGGTAGTTTGAATGGCGAAGATATGAAAGCCGCTACGGTCCTCAAAGAGTGTAATACTATGCTCGACCGGCATATGGGGAAACCGGCTCAGACCATTAAAGGTGTTCACACGCACGCGCATTTTACTGCAGATGAAATTTTTAAACTTAAACAGGCCGCCACACAAGTGGAAGATGCTGAAGTAATTGACGCCGAAATTTTGGGGGACTCTGAGAATGCGTAAATACTTAGTAGTTGTGACTAATCCTGAATCTGATGAAGCATACGACTCGTGGATGAGAGAGTTCGGACCATATGCTGAGGATAAGGAGGCTGCAAGGAATTATCAGAATAACATGCGAGCACAAGGACTTCGGGCCGTTCTTATTTGGGGATCAGTGGTATGAGTAATAAGCGTGGCATACAGATGACGAAACAATTTGAAGGGTTTAGGGATCATATCTACTTATGCCCAAATAAGAAACTCACAACCGGATGGGGCCATCATCTTGCAGTTAAAAGTCATTTTCCTAAAGAAGCATCACAGATTCTCTTTAAACATGACTACGCGAGGTCAGAAGAGGAGTTCAATAACTTAGGCCTTTCACTTGACCCTATAAGGCGAATTGTACTTATTGACTTAATCTTTAACATGGGCATAAACAGTTTACTTAGATTCCGAAAGATGCTCGCCGCTCTTCATAATAGAGATTATGTTCGGGCCGCAAATGAGCTGAAGGATAGTAAGTATTACTGGATTGACCACAAAGGAAGGGGCCGTGCAGTTGCGAATGTTAATGCTTTGAGGATAGGGAGATTATGATGAATTTTCTTAAGATCATGACTTACATTCGAATCGGGACAACAGTGGTTAATGGCATACTTGACGCCGCGAAAGATGGGAAGATCACAGTTTATGAACTTCTCGGAATTGCTGTTAAAGTTGCTGAAAGTCTCGGAGTTGATGTGAACACTTTGGGTTTTGATTTGCTTCGTTCAAAAAATGAAGATAGCGCGCAGGAGTAAGGAATGACAACAACTCATACTTGGACATCTTATGATACGTTAAATGATGTAATTGCTACGGCCAGTCTTGACGCATTGGCAGATGATGGTACATCTTTGGGGAGTGAGATTGATAATACAACTGGGAGGGATATGTATGTCAAGTTCGAACTTCTCCTGGCATCGGTTGATCTCTCTGCCCAAACTAATCCCGCCGTTAATCTGTTTTTGATCGAGAGTTTGGATGGGACCAACTATGCGGACACCAATACTTTGGCCTACAAGCATTTGGCGACCATAGGAGTTGCGGCCACTAGTGCGGCACATCGTGAGGTTTCAGCTATCTGTACCATCCCACCTGGGAAGTTTAAGATTAATATCGAGAATGTGACCGGCGCGGCTTTTGCATCCAGTGGGAATACTTTGAAATATCGGACGTTTAGTGTGGAGTCTAATTAATGTTTCCTGTAATATCACGCCCACAAGTTAAGCCTAAACTTTGGGGTCCACCTGATCAAGTAAGCTCTGCAATTCGTGATTGGTGTGAGAATAAACTTGGTGCGCCGATGCCTGTTTTAGTGATGCCTATATGGGAAGGTGCAGGTACTACACTTTTTGATTATAGTGGGAAAAACTATCATGGGGTGTTTATAGGAGATCCATTATACACATATAACTCTATATTTTTTGATGGTGATAATGATTATATTTCTTGTGGTGATTGTTTGCCACATACAGGAATAGGGTCAATAGTTGCATCATTAACACCTTTTGATTTAGGGGGTGATGATGAAGGTATTATTTCAAATAGAGTAACTGATGGTAGTAGGTGGGTGCAAACTTCTTTGCAGGATGATCGCTTGGCTTTTGTTATCAGCGGTTCCGACGTTGATGAGAATACCGTTTTACACATAAACCTCAATGCTACAAAATTTTCGTTCGCGGCAACATGGGAAACCAATATAGCGCTTAAATTGTATGTGAACGGCTTATTACGATCACAAAATACATCTATTGGGGATGCCACACCAACAAGTACAGATCCAATTTTTTTAGGGTCGTATTATGATTTAACATCAAAAAGAAGTCTTAAAGCTGATTTTTATTATGCTTATATTTTTAATATAGTACTTTCTCAAGATCAGATTGCTTTAATTAATGAACAACCTTACGCTATGTTTGAGAAGACAAGCCAACCAGTTTTTTTCTTACCTTCAGCTACAGGAAATTTTGAGACATCTCTTCTTGATGGTAAGGTTAGACTAAAAGATCTGGCAACTTTAAACTTTGATGGGAAAGTAATTGTTGGAAATAAGGAGACAAACTTACTTGATGGTAAAACAGTTATTGAGGAGATTACTGCAGGCACTAACTTATTTGATGGAAAAGCAATCGTCAAAAGTGAGGCCACAAATTTGGCAGATGGTCTTCTTTATGTAAACGAAGGGACGGAACAACTTCTTGACGGTTTAGTTGAAATCCATAAGTTAGACACTAAACTGCTTGATGGTAAGATCTGGATTAAAATCAGGGAAATTCTTTTAGCGAATAGTAAAGTTAATATCCGACAGTTTGGTACAAATCTGCTTGATGGTAAGGTTATTGTCTTAAGTGATGACGCCGAACTGGTTGATGGAAAGATTCATGTTCATCTGGTTAATATGGATTTAGTTGATGGTAAGGTTATGATTGAAACTCAAGGGCATAATCTTATTGATGGCAAAGTTCAGGTTAAAACTGATGGAACAGATTTAGTTGATGGTAAGATTCAACTTACATCTTTAACCCAATCATTGCTTGACGGTAAGTTAGTTATCGGATCTTATGATGCTGACATTTTGGATGGGAAGGTAATCATCCAAGGAAAGACCACTGATCTTCTTGATGGTAAGGTTTATGTTAACTATATTCTTGATACTAATCTTCTCAATGGAAAAGTAGATGTAATCATAAGTACTTCTGATCTTCTTGATGGGTCAGTTGAAGTCTTAAGTAGTAAAACCCGTCTGTTGGATGGTAAGATTAATCTCAAGGATACAACCATAAAACTTCTTGACGGGAAAGTGGCGGTTAGAACTTTCACTCCTGGCCAGTTTGATGGTCTTTTGGTAATTAGTAACTTAAACTTACAGCTTCTCGATGGTAAAGTTCTTGTTCTCGAGGATGCAACCGGACTTCTTGAGACAGTCTTTAAGTCCTCCGAGCCCAACCTTAGCTTCAATGAAAAACAGTCATTAGCAGAATTTAAAGCAAAACTTGCTAAAATCATATTTGAATAGGGAGAAGGAAAATGGCAGCACCTACAACACGCTTTAGAACATTTCCAAATACTGTGGCGGCTGCAGCACTTGATACTGCTGCTGAGCGACTTGCAGCTATCGATGGCCAAAGTATTATTTCAACTGGTGATGGGAATGAGTTGGACTTTGGTACGGTGGACATCAGTGGCGGCGCCGCCAACTCTGCTGTAAAGCACTTAATCTGGGATGTAACAGCTGATGGAGGTAATACTTCAGTTGAGGACTTCCGCTTTTGGTTAAGCAGTAATGGATGGGATCAAGCAGGCACTGTTCTTAAGATGCAACCTGTTTCAGGTGGAGATCAAGGAGCGCCAAGTTTAACTGAAAACTATGTGGCCAGTGCAGTTACGGGTTCATATACTTGGGCAAACGCTCCTGAAGCTGATCCTGGGAGTCAAAATGTTTATCCATCAGATGAAGGGGCCAGTATGGTACTTAGTGGGGCGGCTGATGACGTTATCTTGATTGCCCTTTATGTTGCCGTAGCAGCAAGTGAAACTACTGGTACCTACAAGGGGACAACGGCTGGTTATGAATTCCAGCACTCATTCAAATATTCTTACTCATAGGATCTGAACTTTGACTAAGTTACACCTTGACTCTGAATATCGTAGACGTTGGGAGGAGTATCATACTCTTGATGGGAAGGTCTTTGATTCACGTAAAGTTAACTGGCGTGAGATTAATTGGGAACGGGTGATCAAACTGGTCGCTTCAATTGAGGGGCATAAGCATGAATTAAAAGTGGCAGGTAAACCTTCGTTTCGTTTCTTCATGCGCTTTCGTTGGGGTGGTCAAGAGGCACAGTATCGAAGGAGTGAGTATATCGGCCATAAAACTATTAATATCTGGACCATTGGCTGGAGTGATGGAGTTAATTGTTTCCTAAAGGATATTGACTTCTATACGGGCCGACCTCTTAAGGAGTATAAGGCACCCATAACTCAACTCAAACAACACATTCATCCGAGGGTGAAATGCCTACTTTATTAACAAAAAGTGCAGTTGAAGAATCTTCGTTTGTCATAAGTGTGACCTTCAAAGATGAGGATGAAAACTTAATCACTCCGAAGAGTGCGACATGGACTTTGAGTGATGAGTTTGGGAATATAGTAAACTTACGTGAAGATGTGGTTATAAGTAGTCTGGCCACAACTGTTAATATCGTCTTAAGTGGCGATGACCTTGCATTCACAGCTACTTATTCTGACAAAGATCGAATCCTAACAGTGAATGCAGTTTATGATTCCTCTTATGGTAATGATCTTCCCCTCAAAGCAGAGGCACATTTTAAGATTGAGAATCTGGTTAATATAAGTTAAAATTCTGCTACGTTCATTTTATGAATATAGCAATATAAGGAGTATTATAATGCAGGCTAATTCAGTTTTTGAGGGAATTCCAGGAACTACTGTTACCTTTACAGCAGCAGGTAATACGAACTATGACTTGAGTGATATTACTGGGTTGGTGCTTAAGGATGATAATAATCAGAGGGCGAAAAGTATCTATGTGTCAGTTGAGACGAATGCTTTAAGGGCGGCCTTTACTGCTGATACAACGCAGGCTTTAGGGCACATTAAGGCAGCTGCGAGTAGTTTTCAAATTCCCAGTGAAATGTTCGGTAAGGTGAGTTTTGCCAATGCTGCTGAGGGAGCAAACTTTACCCTCCAGGTAACTCCTTTCTTCCAATCAGTCCCTGTGATTGCATAAGGAAATTAAATTGAACGAACTTATCACGGAAAATGAAGAGATTAAAAAAGTTCTGATGAAATGCTCGCAGAGTACTAAGGTTACGGGCAAAGTACTTTTTGATAATCTTTTCACTGCGCCTTTTTCAATCTTGCATGATCAGGTTTTTAATATTATTGATGATCCTTCTTTTAAGCGCAAAGCACTAGCTGCACCTCGTGGGATTGGTAAGACTACCATCTGTCGAACAAAGGCTATGAAGGGAATCCTCTTCCGTGAGTACAAGTTTATTGTTTACGTTAGTTGTTCAGCAACTTCGGCGGAAATGCAGACTGAGAATATTAAGAGGGAACTTCTTTCAAATCGTAAGGTGAGGCGCCTCTTTGGTAACATCAGGACGAGTGATTATGAGGGACTTGATGAGACCTTTAGTAAGATGGCTTGGGTTGCTTTTGGTAATACTTTTGTTCTCCCTCGTGGGGCGGGTCAGCAAGTTCGAGGGTTGAACTGGGCAGGTTGTCGGCCCGAATTAGTTATCATCGATGATTTGGAAGATAAGGAAACAGTTAAGAGTGAGGAACAGCGGGCGAAACTTAAGGAATGGTTTTTTTCTGATCTCATGAAGACAGAAGATAAGTACGGTAAACCTGCTGAGTTTATTTATATTGATACTGTTAAGCATGAAGACAGTTTGCTTCAGTTACTTATTGATTCTAGTGATTGGGAATCAGTTAGGTTAAGCATTTGTGATTCGAAGTATAATTCACTTGATCCGAACTATATGACTACTGAAGAAATAAAGGCAGAAGTTGAAGAGCATAGAGAGAAGGGGATTATTGATCTATTCTATATGGAGCGGATGAATTTACCTATTAGTACTGAAGATGCAGTTTTCAAGCAATCATACTTTAAATACTTTCGCGATGAGGGTGAGTTTCTTCGTGTTTATGAGAAGGATGGGGAAGTCCTAGTTCGAACTCGTAATCTTATGACGGTAGTAATTGTTGATCCTGCGAAAACTGTTCAGATGCATTCGGCGGAAAGTGCAGTTGTCGTCATTAGTGTGGACCGTGAAACTCATCGCATATTTGAGCGGGACATTATAAGTGAACGTGTGCGTCCTGATGAGTTATATAACACGATGTTTGATGCAGTTACCCGATTTGATGCTCGAATTCTTGCAGTTGAGGTAACATCACTTCACCAGTTTATTTCACAACCGATTGAGAATGAGATGAGGGTTCGAGGACTTTTTCCTTTTTACTTAGAGCTTAAAGCTATTGGTAAGAAGCCAGAACGAATTGCTAATCTTGCTCCTAATTATCGTCTGGGTTATATGTATCATAATAAGGATAACTGTGCGCAACTTGAGACGCAGCTTCTTAGTTTTCCGCGGAGTAAGTTATGGGACGTTATGGATGCTACTGCTTACATTCCCAAGATCATGGATGAGTTAAGTTATTACTTCGATCCCTCAGATGATCTTTACGAAGGGGATGATGAGTTTGCGGAACTTGATAATGATAAAGCACTTGTTCACGGAGGAATAATCTAATGCAAGTAAGTGCTGAGGTTGCCTTTTTAACAACCACTCTCAGTGGGATGATAACTTTGGTGATCGGAAGGGCTTGGGGTGGAGAGGGTAAGGTTGATGAAAAGACTTGTAAGGAGCGGAGAGGTTCTTGTAAAAGTATTCATAAGGTTACACAAGATCTAATCAACCAAAGATTTGACCAGCTCGAAGAGAATATTAAGAAGAGAAAATAATGCTACGTTCAATTTTTGAACATAGGAGATCTTATGTCAGGATATTCACCGCTTCATCCATTAACTAAAATTCAGAGTAGTGTTACAGTACAGTTTGATGATTATGCTATTTTTAAAATGCATAGGTTTTATAATAAGGAGATTATAGATTCTATAGGGGGAAGTGAATCTTATTATTTACTGCTTAAGTTAGGAGATTGCGACTTAGAAAATTACTTCACCTTCTCTTTTGAGTCAGAAACTGAAGCTACCCTTACGATTTATAAAAGCCCGACAATTACTGATTATGGTACTAAGTGTAATCTTTTAAATAGGTATATAGCAAGTACAAATACTACAGTTCACCAACTATTTAAAGGTGTGGCAGTTTCTGATGATGGCACTCAAATAGCCCAGTATAAAATGGGATCTGGTAAAAAGGCTGGCGGTGGTACAGGTATAAGTCGTGGATTAATAATTCCTGCTGAGTCATTATATCTCTTTAAACTAACAAACAATACAGCATCAGATAATTGGGCAGATTGGTTAATCGATCTTCTCTGTGTATAAAAGGAAATAACTTATGCCAGCAGTTATAATGGGAAATACTGAGGGAAAACAGCAAGGGCCTGATCTTAAGGTAGATTTAGGATATGACTATCCTGAGGAGTTAGACCTACGCCCATCTTCAAAACTCCATCAGAGGATTAAGGATGAGGTTCTAAGTCGGGCGCGCGAAAGTGCTAATGTTATGAGTTCTCGTTTCTCTTCTTGGAATGATATAGATAAAGTTCTCACTTGTTATATTGAGACAGATAAGAAAGAGAATCTGGTAAAGGAAAAAGATTCTCGTAAACCAGTGAGTATAGTCTTCCCTTATACTTATGCCATTATGGAGACATTGCTTAGTTATTTAGTCGGTGCTTTCTTTCAAGACCCAATCTTTCGTTACGAAGGTACAGGACCTGAAGATGTAGTCGGTGCTATACTTCTTGAGAAGATCATTGACATACAGTGTAATAAGAATAAGGTCGCCCTTAACCTTCACACTATGCTCCGTGATAGTCTTGGTTATGGCCTTGGGGTTGTTGCTCCAACATGGAAGACAAATAAACGCTTCTCAGGGAATGCTCTTGAGAATATTGATCCTTATCTCTATCTTCCTGATGTGAACGTTGCTGTGCATGAAGTGCAGAAGGGTGAGTACTCTGGTTGGGTAAGTAAGACTAACTATATGGATCTCCTTACTGAAGAACAGCAGGGGAATGATCTGTTTAATGTCAAGTATTTGAAACGTCTTAGAGGGCGCAAGACATCTATATATCAAGGAGATAATTCAGCACGAAATAAGAAGTCTGGCTTTAGTAAGACACAAACAGAATATACCACTTTCCCTGTTGATGTAATCTATAAATATGTTAAGATCATTCCTAAAGATTGGGAACTTGGCTCCAGTGAGTATCCTGAAATATGGCACTTTGGTCTTGCATCTGATGAAGTGGTTATTAAGGCACGGCCTGCTGGCTTTGATCATGGTATGTTTCCCATTACTGTATGTGCGCCAGACTTTGACGGCTATTCTTCTGTTCCCTTAAGTCGCCTCGAAATGCTTCAAGGTCTTCAGGGAACTCTCGACTGGCTCTTCAACTCACATATCGCTAATGTACGTAAAGCCATTAATGATATGCTTGTTGTTGACCCTTTCTTAGTAAATGTTAAAGATATTGAGTCACCTGAGCCAGGGAAAATCATCCGCTTACGTCGTCCGGCTTGGGGTAAAGGTGTTAAGGATGCTGTTCAGCAGCTTCAGGTGAATGATATCACTCGTGGAAATATTGCTGACTCCTCCTGGATTGTCCAGTGGATGCAGAAAATCAGTGGTTCTGACGATTCAATGATGGGCTCACTTCGTCAAGGCGGTCCTGAACGACTCACTGGCGCTGAATATCAAGGAACCAGAGCAGGTTCTGTCTCTCGTCTCGAACGTCTCGCTCGTGTAATTGGTCTTCAATCAATGCAGGATATTGGTTATTTCTTTGCCGCGCATACTCAACAAATGATGGAGGAATCAACTTATGTTAAAGCAGCTGGAGATTGGCAGGAATTGTTACTCGAAGAGTTTGCCCATGAAAGAGGACGAATTCCAGTCAATCCGAATGACCTTAACATTAACTTCGATGTATTGGTCAGGGATGGCTCTGTTCCTGGCGGGAATTTCTCTGATGCTTGGATTAGGCTTTTTGATATCCTTGGGAAGAATCCTGAACTCGCTCAGGAGTTTGATGTAGTAAGGGTTTTTAAGCATATCGCCCGTAATATGGGTGCGAAGAATGTTAATGACTTTGTACGTCGAGGAGGGAATATTCAGCCTAATATGCAGACATCTGATCAGGTTAATCAGGGAGTTGCTGCAGGTAATATTATGCCTATGGGAGGTGCAATGTGAATGGTGTTCGTGATTATAGTCCAATATCTTCCTCTGGAGCTCTTAAGAGTTTTCAAGAAACTTCAATCCATAAAGACTTTCAGGCGGAACTTACAGTTCGAATAGATACCATGAGGGACATGCTTGAAGCTTCGGAGAAAGAACTTGAAACTGACTCTCATGATATGATAAGAGGGGCAGTAAAAGTCTTACGTCAAATTTACTATGTATTTAAGAACTTAGAAGATAATGCATTAACAGATAAAGAAAGGAAAACTTGATGAAAGGAAAGTTACAGGATGAAATAAATGACCTGTTTGATTTTGAACTTGAGGAGGGTGATGTTAGTGGAGACAATTCTGACGCAGACAACTCGGATAAAGGAGAAGGGGAACATCAGGAAGATGACTCACAAGCTGATGAGAATAATGAGGTCAGTAATGATGAAGCTGCTCCGGCTGAAGGGGAAGACGATAACAATTCCGATCAGTCTGATTCTAATGTTCCCGCTGCTGGAATACCTGCTGAATCGAATAGTGGCATCGCTACTGAACTCACCCAAGTAATTGCCACTTTAAGGGAGCAAAACTCTTCTCTTTCAAAGAGGATTGATGAACTGGTAAGTGCACAGAAGTTGCCTGAGAAGGAGGAAGAAAAACCTTCAATTGATAAAGTCTTTGATGAGCTTAATCTTGATAATATTCTCGAAAATGAGGATAATTTCAAGGCATTCATGACTAAGTTTGCTGAGAGTATTCGTGAGCAGACATTACAGTCAACTATGAATCAATTACCTACAGTTACCAGTAATGTGATTTCTGAGAGGGAACGTATTAGTCAGGTAAGGAATGGCTTTTATGAGAAGTATCCCGAACTTGCTCCAGTTAAAAAGTATGTTGCTTCTGTAGCAAATGATATTGCTGAGTCGAACCCTAACTTATCTATGGAAGATGTACTCGAACAAGCGGCAGCATCTTCGAAGGAAACTCTTGGTATCAACACGGCAACTCTTCCTAAAAAGGAAAAGTCAGAAAAACAGAGACCATCCTTTCCTAAAGCAGGAGGGAGTAATCGGGGAAAGAAGGCGCCCCAAAAGTCAGCCTTACAGCAGGAGCTTGATGACTTCAACAGTGATATTTTTAATTAATAAGGAGAAGTAATATGCTGGAATCTATTCAGAAAATGATTGATGATGGATTGGTTAAGGATAAATTTGCAGTAAAGACTGCTGATTGCACTATGACTATTCGGGATCGAGTAGTCTCTGCTTCAGCTACTACTGCTACTGTGACTCTTTCTCTGCCCCCAGTAAGTTTGGCAGAGGGTAAGATCTTCACTATCTTTACCACCGATGCTAATGCAACATATCCTGTTAAAATTCAGAATTTGGATGATAGTAAAAACTGGTCATCTCAGGGTGGAGATATTTCTCTTACTGGTCCGAATGACTTTGTAGTTCTCTACTCGGATGGTATCTCATGGGCTATTCTCGCAACTTCGGTACTTGTCGATACAAGAAAGATTGTCCAGTTATTTAAGGTTCAACCGATTGCAATTCAGAGTGATGGCACCTTTGCCTCAGGTACTGCAGGTGAAACCAATGTAATGATTCTTCCTGATATGAATTTTGAGTATAATATTAAAGGGACTCAAGATATTATCCTACCTCAGTTGGCCGCTACTGGTCTTGATGTAGGTATGGATCAGACTGACAATGATGGAGTAGAATTTACTGTTGGTATCTCAGCAATTTCCCCTGCTGCCTTTGTCGTAGGTACTGATGCCTTTTATGCCAAACTTAAGTTTTCCATCACTACTGTGGCTGGTACTGATGACTGCGCCTTTGGGTTTCGTAAGGCTGAAGCTTATCAGGCGAACTTTGATGATTATGATGAGTTGGCCTCATTGAATGTTATTAGTGGTAACATTACTCTTGAGACCATTCTTAATGGTGGTGATACTACTACAACTGACTCAACTGATGATTGGGTTGATGCTGAAACGCATGAGCTTGAAGTAAGGGTTGATATTGATGGGGTGGTAACTTATCGTATTGATGGAGTTGCTCCGACAACTACGGCCGTATTTACTTTTGATGATACTGAAGTGGTTGTTCCCTTTTTCTTTATGCTTCAGGCAAATGCAGCTCAAACTGGGGCACTTGTCCTGAAACACTTTGAATGTGGTTTGCTGTAGGAGGTAATAAATGTCACTCGAAGGTAAACTTCAAACTATGTTGTTGAGAAGTCTGAATCTTAGTGGTACAGTTATCTCAGCAACTAAGGCAGGGACGACGAATGTTATCAATGCCTTAATTTATGATGGTAATCGTAAGATTCTTGTCTCCACTGGTACCGAAGTTCCTACGGCAACTACATCTGGTTTTGCTAAAGGCGCTCTTCACATTGATACGAATGTAGAGGCTGGAACTAATGGACTTTATGAGAATATTGGTTCTACTACTTCATGTAACTTTAACAGAATCGGAGATATTACCGAAGCTGAAATTGCCATTGCTGATGGTAAAGTCTTAATTGGTAATGCTTCGGGTGTCGCAGCTGCCATTACTCTTAGTGGTGATATTACTATGACTAATGCAGGTGTAGTAACTATCAGTGATGATAAGATTGGCAATGCTGAGTTAGTAAATACTCATATTCAATATGCTACAGTTGAAGTAAGTTCTGCTGAAATTAAGGCTCTTAATGCTACACCGAAAACTCTGGTTGCAGCACAAGGAGTAAACACTGTTATTGAACTGATCAGTTTGACCATGTTCCTTGATTACGGCAGTGTGGCTTATGACAGTAATGGTATTCTTGGTGTCTATGAGACAGATTCCACTGGGGTTCTCGTAAGTGACACTGTAGCTTTAGCTGATTTTCTTGCAAAAACTGCTGATACTATTAAGTTTGTTCCACCCATAGTAGCAGACGCAACAGTCTCAGCTAATGTGCCATTAGTTCTTACCATGGCAACTGGTGAATCAACTACTGGTGACAGTCCTGTTACTTGCAAGGTCGCTTATCGCGTCCATGATTTTAGTTAATGATTGCTACGTTCAATTTTTGATAATAGCAATTAATCAAAACACTTTTATGTAAGGAGATTAAAGATGGCCTTCCTAGGAATGAGAGGAAATGGCGACTGGGCAATTGATCAGCGGCCGAAAAACTGGAGAGAAACTATTCTGTTTCGTTATCCTAATGGTACGGCACCACTTACTGCAATCCTCAGTATGATGGGGAATGAGGGAGTTGATGATCCTGAGTTTAACTGGTGGACTAAAGCACTTCCGACTCAGGCAGCTGATATTACTGGAGTTTATACTGATGTAGCATTGTCCAGTGCATATGATACTGGTGCAGTTGATGGTACAGTACTTTATGTGAAGATGGCTGCCGCCAGTATTACTGAGTTTCGTATTGGGCATCAAGTCCTTCTTCGTGATTCTGATGACTTGACCGTTGACTGTATTGGTAAAGTTATTGCCCGTCAGGAGAATGGTGCCAGTTCTTATGCTGCAGTTAAGCTGCTGGAAGATGATGATAACTCAACTTCCAATGACCTGAGTGATGCTGATAGAATTATGATCATAGGTAATATCAATGCTGAGGGTGCTGGTATGCCTGATGCAATTGCATATGATCCGACCAAGTGGTACAACTTTACTCAGATTTTTCGCACTCCGTTGGAGATTACTCGAACGGCTGCTCTTACCCGTCTTCGAACAGGTGATCAAAAGAAAGAGGCGAAGCGTGAAGCATTGGAACTTCATTCTATCGAAATGGAGAAGGCAATGCTTTTTGGTATTCCGACTGAGAAAGTTGGAGATAATGGCAAACCGGAACGTACAACTCTGGGCCTGATTCCTGCTATTCGTGGTGGATATACTGGTCATGGAGGTGCAGCAGGTACGGTTGATAACTTTGCTCTGAACAGTGCTTATGCTGGATATACCTGGCTGCAGGGTGGTGAGCATTGGTTGGATACTTATCTTGAGATCATCTTTCGCTATGGTGCAAGTGATAAGATCGCTCTTTGTGGCTCCGGTGCGCTTCTGGGTATTAATCGTCTAGTGAAGAATGGAGGTAATTTTGATTATACTCCGAAGACCGCTTCCTATGGTATTGATGTAGTTGAGTGGATTACCCCTTTCGGCCGTATCAATATGAAGATGCACCCTCTGTTTAACTACGAGTCTACGATGCGTAACTGTATGGTCATCTTCGAACCGAAGAACTTGAAGACCAGAACCATTACTGATACTACTTTTTACAACGATGACTTACAGAAGAATACTGGCTATACTCGTCGTGATGGTACGAAGGAGGAATATCTTACTGAGATGGGGATTGAGTATCATCATCCGATTAGTTGGGGATATCTCACTGGGGTTGGAAGTGATAATAACCTGTAGTAGTAATTAATTGGCAGGGGTCACTATGTGATCCTTGCTATGTTCAATTTTTGAATATAGCAGGAGAATGAGATGGCAGATATGACTATTGAACAGGTTAAGAAGGAAAAGATTAAACTTGAGTCTGCAATAGCTAAGCTCCTTCAGGACTTTGAAAAAAAGACCACTACATATCTCAGTTATATAAACTTTGAGAGAAAGATGACTGATAAGGAAAAGAAAGCAGAGAAGAGTGGTAATCTTGCTTATGTAGAAAGAAAAGGAGCAATTAACAATGTTACTATTGAAATGAGGATTGATATATGAGTCTTCTTACACTCCGTAAGCAGTTGATCAAACTCTCAGGCCGTTATGATCTGGTTAAAGATACTGTTGATTATAAAGATGATGGCGCCAATTGGTACATTAATAAGGGTCAGCGCATGCTTGATCTTCACCCTGAAACTCCTGACATCTTTGGTCGGGTGTTTGATAGGATTGATGCTAACGGATTTTATATTACTATGGAGCGTTGTAGAGCGATTCATGAGGTCTGGGTTAATAATACTACTGGACGTTCAAAGTTAGAGAAAAGAAACTTAGCTTGGCTTAGAACACAGTACTCAGAAGTGGCCTCTTCAACTACATCAGGAACTCCTCTTTATTATGCTCCCTCGAAACATAGAGGAATTGATATCACTGATATGAATGAGTTGGGAACTTTTCTTAATCTTGTTCTAAATGAGACTAGTGCTGATACTGTACAGGGTTTATTAATCTTTCCTCCTGGAGATGAAAAGTTAGTTGTAGAGGTAGTTGGAAAGTTTTTCTCACCAACACTTTCAGCTGATGATGATACCAGTTTCTGGGACGCTAATTATGATAATGTCTTACTCCTAGCAGCTCTTTATCAACTTGAAGTTTTTTATCGGAATACTGAGGGAGCGAAAGATTGGATGGCTGCTCTTATTCAGGAACTGAGGAGTATTAACTTTACATCAATCGAGGAAGAGATTGCTGAGATTGATCAGATGGAGGGATAAGTGGAAAAGCGAAAACATTTAAATTCTGTAGAGATTATTAAGAAGATGAGGGATGGAACTCTTGAGGCTAATGACCTTGATATGATGCTATATCAAACCCAGAAGGCTGCTGTTGAACAAGCACTTAAGATGATTCCTGGTGTGGTAAGTCATGTTAATAGACAGGCAGTTTATCTTAAGAAACTCTCAACTAAATTCTATGAAGACCATTCAGACCTTATGGATGAAAAGCCTGCTGTATCACGTATGATAGAGCAGGTTGAAGCTGAACATCCTGGTATCGGTTATGATAAGGTTCTCTCAATGGCAGCGGAAAGAACTCGTGAAAACTTGCACCATATTAAGAATACCAAAAAGAAAGAAAAAGGTTCTTTTGCTTTAACAGATATTGATCACTCCCTTGGAGAACTCTAATGAGAGAGTATACTACGATATTCAGAGATGGCCTTGGAGCAGGACTTCGTTCTAATGAGCGTTCGCCTAAGAATACTCAGGTTATGGTTCATAGTGATGGGGCTTATTCTGAAAACAGAATATTACGGACATTAGATGTATTAGATAAGATTGATACCTCTGAATTAGACTGTAGTTTTCCTTTTCCTCAGATTCTCAAACTAAAACAGTTTACTTTAGTCTGTACAGAAACTGCCATCTATGAATATCGTAACTCAGTCATCACCCTCCTGCTTGGCGAGCTTAATGCTGGAAGTACGTGGACCTATGCTGATTATGAATTCTATATTGTTATGACTAATGGTGCAGTGATGGTGATTCGTGATCCCCAGACTGGGACATGGGCAAAATATGTGGGCTGTGAGATTCCAAACGGTCTTTGTGTTTGTAACCTTAATGGCCAACTCCTTATCGGTGGGCCTGAGGTAACGATTTCAAATGGGTTTTTGGGATAAGTTATGCCATATGAACTAGTAAAAAATGCTAAGTGTTTAACTAAAGGATTAAGAATTAAAGCTACAAACTGTAGCTATGGGCTTGGTCAGGCATCCGTTATTATAGACGAACTTGGCCGACTATTTACTTGCGGTTATAATTATAGTGGTGAATGTGGGTTAGGTGATTGGCATTTATATGGGGATGATTTTAAGGATATCCCAACATTTACTCGGGTAGGTATTCAATGTAACTGGGTTAAAGCTACTCAGGGTGAGTACTCTGCTATAATAATGAATTCTAAAGGAGAGCTTTGGGGTTTTGGTAAGCCTGAGAGTGGGTCGGCTTTTGGATTAGATGAGAATGTAATGCCTAATAATATATTCTATACACCGATTAGGTGCGCCCCAGAATATACGTTTAAAGATTTCTACCATGATTATTATCATACTATAATAATAGGCAACGATGATTATCTTTATACTTTCGGTAAGAATATATCTGATGCTTTAGGCTTAGGTATTTATGCCAGTATAGATGAGTTAATTAAAAATCCTACAAAGAATCCTTATTTAACTGATAAGATTAAATTCCTGGGTTGTGAGTTTCTTCTTAATGGTTGTGTAACTGTGGATGATAAAGTTTATGTCTGGGGATCATGGGGCTGGGGTTTTAGTCCTTCATTAGATTACGACCGGCCTACTAGGGTGGAAGGATTAATAATTCCAGATGGAGAAACTATAGTTGATTTTGGAGTAAGTTATTCAGGTGTAGTAGTTCTTCTTTCAAATGGCACTGTGTGGGCAATGGGAGAGGAGACTTATTGCCAAAATGGTTCAGATGGCGACCTTACAACTTTCCATCAAATAACTACTCTTGGTGATAAGTTTATTACTAAGATTAAAACAAACCAGTTTGAGTGTGTCTTTTGTCTTGATGATGAAGGTAATATTTGGTCTTGGGGTTGGGGTTCGTATCAGTTTGGATTTTCAAACTGCGATGATGCCTTTTGGATTCCTACTATAACCGGTTGTGAGGCTGTAGGTGAGCGGAAATTTATTGATTTTGAGATTAATACTTATCATTATTGTTATTTAGCAATAGATACAGATGGATATGTTTGGAGTTGGGGTTATCAGGGGTGGGGTGCTAATTTAGGTTTAGGATTAAGATATGAGGATCTTTCATACTCTTGTGCACCCCAGAGATGTATTGAGTTTGTAGATTCATCAGGAAATGGTCTTGATGTTAATATACTTTTTGAAGGGACTTCACCTTACACTCAACCTGATCTGCAGTTGGCTGCTCATGAACCTTGTGGGCACTGGCATGTGCGTAGGTGGGATAAAGAGGAACTATTCCAACTTCCTATTAACTGTTGGATGCCTTCGTTATGTGTTCAAGATGGAGAGATTATCTATGCAGTTGCTGGAAAGTATCCAGATTATGGTGACACAAGTAAAGGATTTGATCTAGTTCTTACAGTATATGATATATCTCATAATAAATGGGCAGTTCTTTTTTCTAGTACAAATGTTTACTATGCAGAAAATAAAGGAGCAGTTGCCAAAGCTTCAGGACAAAATATTTATGGATATTATAACAATCATGCACTTATAAATAGAGATAATCCCTTACAACCTGCTTGGTCAAATGTTGGGATGGGTATTTTAATTTGTTATCTTGATGTGGAAGAATATACTTCAAACTATTATTATTTTCCTGGCTCACGTTATGAGTCCGGACATAATAGAATGGCCATTAATTCTTCTGGTAATATTGCTGTTATGTATACTGAAGATTCAACTGGGGATGCTGTAGTAATGATTTCATCTGACCTAGGTATGAGTTTTATTGAGGTTAATCGTTATGCTTATCAATCATATCTTACAGATTTTGGAGTTTTATTCGACTGGAATGATAAACTCATAACTGTTCATATTAAGAGTAATGGATATGTTCAGTTTAATGTTTCATCTGATCTTGGTAATAGTTGGGAAATTCCGACGGATAAAAATACATCAGGAATAGTAAATCTTAAGTTTTTTATTTCATCTATTGAAAATAAATATTTTCTTGCTATATCCGGTACTTATGATAGGGTATTTAGAGGGTCATTATTAAACGATTTATATGCAGTAACTCTTGATGGTGGTACAACAGTGGTAGCTGGTTCTGAATATAATAACTTTATAGTATTAGATGAGACCGGAAAATTTAATTTCTATCATACAAATGATTATAATAATACTGGTTATGTTAAGCCTCAGATTACTCTAGAAGGAGTTAAATTAAGTGTTGATAAAGGAACTCTTGATGAGGATATGGGTTACTTTGCATATACTGCTAATAATCAATATCTTTATAATGATAAAGGGCAGGCAATTTCAACATCAATTCTTATAAGTACTGATAATGGTGAGCATTGGAATGTTATGTCTACACCTTTTAGACATTGGATTGATAACGTAGCAATAGGATGTGATCCACTATTTAAAGCACCAACTAACTGGCCTAATGTTTTTACCAAAGATAAATGGAACTCAAATTTCCAAAAACAGCATGATAAATTTTAATGCTATGTTCATTTTTTGAACGTAGCGATAAGGAGATTAACTAATGGCATCAGTAACAAGTAATGAGTTTAAAGAGTTGTTATTAAAGAAGGTTATTGACTTCGCAAATGATACCTTTAAGATTATCTTAATGGCCCCAGGCTTTGCCTATAATCAAGCAACCCAAAATGCTTATGCTGATATAAGTGCTGAAGAATTACCTACAGCCAATGGGTATACTATGGGTGGGGCAGTATTGGTTGGCATTACAATTACCAGAGACGATGTTAACAATATAGCATATGCAAGTTGGAATAATCCAAGTTGGTTGGCTGCAGATGGGAATATTGAAGCTCAGGGCGCAATCATCTATGATGACACTGTAGCTGCACCAACTGCTAAACCCATTATTGGCTACATTGACTATGCAGAAGCAATCCTTACTTATGATGGCGGAACTCATGCAATCGCAAATGTAACAGTGCCCATCACTTAAGGAGGGCTAACCATTGGCTGTAGATCCTACACTTAATACAACTTTTGACTGTTTTACTAATATATATGCAGGCACGCCAATAACTATAACTAGTATTACTGGTGCGCCTCAAAGTAATACTTATACTCTTAGTGCGAATGAATTAGTCATAATCACTGGTATTACAGGATATGTAGTTGAATCTCATGTTATTCATACTGATACTGACTTCACCGTTGTTACAGGTATAACTGGTTGGGCAATTGCTGATGTTAATAAAGCGAGTTGGGTAGCATGGAGTCAGATAGGTCATGCATCATTTGAGGTTAACTTAACTAATGACGCTGGCTATCGGCCAATGAGTTGGTCAGGGTATGTTTATCAAATCCTACGTCTAGGTAAAAATGCTATTGTTTATGGAAGTGATGGGATTACTTTAATGCTTCCAGTAGGATCTCCAATGCCTACATTTGGTTTTAAGGAATTACTTGATATAGGAGTAATGAATAAAACTGCAATAGCAGGAGATGATAAAAAGCATTTTTTTATTAGTTCTAAAGGAGATCTTTGGATTAATTCAGAAGAGGGGATAAAGAATTTAGGTTATAAAGAGTTTCTTTCTAAACTTACTAATCCTGTTATGATTCTTGATTCTATTGAAGAACAACTTCTTATTAGTGATGCGAGTAAGGGTTATATATTTAAAGATTCTGCATTAGGTGGGGGGTATGGAAACTTAACAGGTATTCAGTATGTATCTGATATTCAATTATCTATAAGTCCTGGAGTTATTGATACACCACCTATGCATATTATGACTAATGTTTTTGACTTCGGTCGTCGAGGGACTAAAACTCTTGAAAATCTTCAGTTTGGTCTTGACTCGGCTGATGATTTTTGGTGTGCAGTTGACTTTAGGTATAATAAAAAGGAACCATTTCGAACTTCACCTTGGATTAGATTAAATGAAGAAGGTGTGGCATTCCTTAGAATTGTCGGGATTGAGTTTAGGGTGAGATTAAGGAATTTGAATAATTATTATTCTGAACTTCACTATATTAATATGCAAGTAAAATATACAGATAGAAGGTTCGCAAGAAGTTTTATGGGAACCGTGGAGGGTAAATAAATGCTAATCCAACTTCAGCCTGATCAGATTCCAGACTTCTGGGATGCTATTAAGATTGCTATTGTAGCAGCGAATGATATTTCTAGGGAAGATGATATAGAATATACTAACCAGGTACTTAGTAATATCCTTTCAGGAAAATTTCAATGCTGGTTAATTTTTAGTTACAATCCCGATAATGAGAAAATAGCACATGCAATTAGTGTAACTAGTATAGTACAAAATAACCTCTTTGGTTATTTATCATTAAGCATCAATGCACTCTACGGACTTCGTAAGATGGATAATCAAACAGCAATTGATGCTATTAATGGTCTTAAAATATTTGCTAAGACAAATAGCTGTAAAAATATAACTGCTGAAACAAGTAATGATCGAGTTAAAGAATTGGCTAAACTTACGGGATTTCTTGAGATAAAAACCATTCTTAATCTCAAACTTTAAAGGAGAGAAGTTATGGGAGGGTCAAGTGCTGCAGATGCTGGAGAGGTTCGTTATGCACCTTATTTAGAAGCTGCACATCATGAGATGATTTTTGAACCTGATCGTGTCACAGTTACTCATGGACTTAATTATGCCTTTAATGCTGCATTGAATCAATCACCTTATAATTCTTATGAGGCTATTAACTATAATGAAGGTTTCTTTGGTGTTGATAAAAATGACTCAAGTATAGTATATGAAATTAAGAACTTTCCAAGTCTATGGGATATGTTTGGTAAGTTTATAGGAGGTGTTGATGTATGTGACTTATGGGGTCAGGTCTATGAGAACATAACTAATGGGCCTGAGATTAATAATGCAGTTGCGGCCCATTCTGAACTACTTCAAGATGATATTAACTCTAAAGTTTTACCTTCTTTTCTGGCAGGGATGAGAGATATTAATGCCGTTCAATCGACTGCTTTTGTAGTTGGTAAATCAATCATTCAAAGCACACATGTTAAAGCAGTTAATAAATTTGCTGGGGATTTAAGAATTCATACTTTAGATATTTCAACACAAGTATGGGCTAAACACCTTGACTGGAATAAGGCAGTGGTTATGTCTTATGCTGATCTCCATAAACTGTATTATTCGGCCAAAATGGATTTAGATAAGATTGCTTATGAATATCAGTCAAAAGATATTCTTTGGGATCTCTCATTGTTTGATTATGCTCGTGCATTTTTAGGCGCTCTTAACGGAGCAATGGGTGCAACAGGAGGGAGTAATCAACCATCTCAAACAAGTCAGGCAATTGGGGGTGCTTTAAGTGGTGCAGCATTAGGTGCTTCAGTAGGAGGCGCTCCTGGTGCCGCAATTGGCGGTGTTCTTGGTGCAGCAGCTTCATTCTTTTAGATAACAAGGAGATATGTTATGGGAGCTTATGATTTTTTGCAAGATCCAAACTTTACACCAGTAGCAGAGACTGGAGCAAACCTTGCTCCTCAAGGTGGTATTGGTGGTTTTCTCAGTAACCCCGCTAACCTTCGCCTTATGGCTGAAATGGGTTCACGTTTTGGCGCAGGTGGGGCAGGTGAGGCAATTGGTGTGCCTACCTCTCAAATGATTCGATCACAACAGATGGGGCAGGCAGCTGAGAAACAAACTACCGGACAGGGTGCCTTTATGGATAAGGTTCTTCAGGCTTTAGGCGGGGGTGATCTTTCCAGTCTTAATGTTACACCTCAAGGGGATATGAAAGGTATTGATTCTCTTAGTTTGAATGACAAAGGATTGACTATTAAGATGCCACGTCCAGGAGGACAATCTTCTTTTGGCACTAATAAGGCACTTGAGATGGGAGGTAGTCAACAACCTCAACCAAGCGCTCCAGTACAACCTACTGGTCAACAGGAGGAACCCCGCTCCCCTTTCCAGTAGGCCCTGCAGGTTTAACAGCTGGTGATTATGCAGGGCTTGATCCGGAAGATATTAAGTTCCTTATGGGACAGAGTAATACTCAAAGTCAATTACGTAATAGTATGGTAACTCAAGTTCTTGGTGAACGCTTTAGAGATAGACAACTATCTCAACAGCAAGAAAATGCTATTCGTAAGCATAGTATGTCCCAGATGCGTATGGCACTTGATATGCAAAAGTATCAGTTAAGTGCTTTACGTAATGAAGCGATGAATAAGAGGGATCATTTATCAACGCTTAAACTTGGGCGAGAGATAGGGGAGATGGATAGAAAATCAGAACTCCTTGATCGTCTTGAGCAGGAGCAGATAACTGACCCTAGTCAACTGGATATCGGAGCTCGTTCACTTTTAGGAGTTCAACCAGGCAAACAATTTGGATATATTCAAGGGCCTACTGGTGACGTAGTTGAGCATCGAAGAGGAGAGCCTATACCTGAAGGTTATACTCCTTACCAAAAACCTGCTCGAGAACTTACTGAACTTGAGCGTTCAAGGATTTCGGGAACAGTTGCCAAATCTGAGGATCTTGTGAAGAGTAACCTTAATGATCCTGGGATTAAAGGGCATATGGATTTAGTTAATAAATATGCTAATAATCCTTATGTGTATATCCGAAAGGAAGTTCCAGGCGCTATTTATGGTACTAATATGGAAGGGCAGAGGGTCATGCTTCCTAAGATTAAAGGAAAACAAATTACTTCCAAGGACATTATCCATACTGCTGAAATAAATAATATGTCTGTAGATGAAATCCTTAAACGGATAGGAGCAACTAATGCCGATTGATCTTGTCAAACAAGGCATGATCTCAGGTAGTTCAACAACTCAGGGGCCGCTTGATCTTATTGGTGAAGGAATGCTTGATAAGCAAGTGAGTCCTGACATTGAATATCCTGAACAGGTCAAGCCAACAGACCCATTAAAAAAAGCATGGGAAGTTGCTAAGTATCCAGTAGCAGTAGGTGAAGCAGCAGTAGGTTTAGGTGCAGGTATGCTTGCTTATCCCTTCTCTGCTGCTGCTGGAGTAGGAACTCTTGCTCTTGGTGGGAGTGCTGAAGAGGCTAAACAGAGAGCTGAAGCAGTTGCAGGAGCCGCTATTCCTTATCAACCAAGAACTGAGCTTGGCAAGCGTACTATGGAGTTTATAGGTAAGGGATTTGAGACTGCCCTTATTCCTACAACTATGGCTACTCAAGAATTAGAGAAAACTCATCCTAAGATGGCTTATCTTCTCGGACTTACAGGTGAACTTGTCACTCTTGCAGGTCTCCATAGTGGGACAGTTAAGCTTGCGAAATCAGGAATTCTTACCCGCAGAGCAAAACGTAAACTTAAGGGTGAAATAACAAAGGCTGAAGACCTTACCACTCCAGAGAAGGATTTGATAATGGAAGCAGTTAAGGAAGCTGAAGTTGAGATGAATGCTAAAGCAAAACTTACTGATCCCATTAATGTTGAGGCAGGTAAGAGAGTTGGTGAGCAAGTTGAGTCTAGTTTGCTTGAAACTCTTAATAAGATTAAAGAGGAGAAAGTTAAGGCTGAGGCTAAACCTGTTATTGAAGAGCCTATACTTAAAGCTGAACCTGACATGCTACCTTCAAAAATTGATGATAGCAAACCTGTTGATCTTGTTGGAAAAGATATTATTAAACCTAAAGTTACACCCGAACTTGAACCAGAAATTAAATCAGTTGAGCCTGAAATGCTCCCTTCAAAAATTGAACGTAGCGTTGATACTGCTGCTGATAATATCCTTGCACTACTTAAAGATGAGGCTCCTGTAGAAGGTAAATCTCCTGTTAATATGGATGCTTTAAGACAGCAGGAAGCAGCACTTCTTAAGGAGTACCAAGCTGCGAAGCCTGAGAATTTTAGGGATCAGTTTGAGTATGAAGACTTCATTAACAAGAAGGAATTCGAACTTGGTGAGATCCGTAAGGAACTTCGTAAGGAGGATGCTAAGAGTGTTGATGAAAGTTCCATCAAGGATTACTATGACGACGAGTTTGAAACCCCATCAGGCGAAGACATCTATGACGCTTTTGAGCCGACAGAACTTACTCCTGAAATGGACTTTCGTGATCCGGGTTTGGTGGAGGATTTGTTCTCTGTTCTTAAAGAGGAAAGAGGATCATTCAGTCGTGAAGTATTAGGTCCGGAAAAGTTTGCTGCAGTTGAACGAGTTCAAGCTAAGCTTAAACAGGGTGGTAGGAAAGTTTTCGATACGATGGTTGAGATGGGAATTGATCCTCGGGTTGCAGCAGAAGCGGCAAAGAAGTTTGGAGAATCTCCTGATGAGATTAAGAATAATCCCAAACAACTCCTTTTCGCAGAAGGCTCTGAAATTATTAAGCAGAGAAAGATCATTGTTAATGGTAAGAAATATTATAAACCTCCAATAACAAAGAAAATTCTTCGTGGACTTAAAGATATCTATGAAATTCCTGATGGGATTTTTAAGGGATCTTATACTGGAACCATTTATCAGGTTGAAAGAATGGGAGGTCTTGCTAAAGAGATTTATTATAAAGCAAGGGAGGCTAATCACAGTTACGTAAAAGAACTTAAAGCTGAACAGACTTTTATACGTGAACTTAAAAAAGATCTTTCACGTAAAGAATGGGAAGAGGTTGGAATTGAGTGGATTAATACAGAAAAACATGGTCCTGAAATTCTTAAGGGTGGTGGTATTACTAAAATACCCACACTTAATAAAAAACAGTTAAGAGCAAAAGCAAGACTTGAGGAAAAATTTGCTAATCATTATAATAGAGGTAATCATACTCGTCTTTCTATAGGTCAACGACCATATACAAAGACCAAAAATTATCTTACATTCTTTAGACAAAATGGAATACTTGAGGAATTAGGTCTCCAGCCTAATATAATAAATGATAAAGCATTTATTATTAATGAAAAACATAAGCCTCAGGCATCTATGACAGGTTTTCGCTTTGGTAAACGTCGTACAGGATATAAAGGTTTTGTTGAACTTAATCCAGTTGATATTTATTCTCACTATATTAACTCTAGTTTACGTCATATTCATATGTCTCCCGTTATAGCTACTATTGCTGAATTTCTACGCCCAATTAAAGATCCAAAAACAGGTAAATTTGGATCACTTAAGGATTATAAACCTAATGCCGCTGAGTTCTTTCGTAAATGGAGTAATAGACTTGCTGGTTTAGAAGAGCACCCACAACCAGCATTAATAAAAAAGATTGTAAAAAAGGTTAATAGTAATTTAGCACTTTCTATTTTAGCGGGCAATATTAGAACTGGTATAGTTCAGTTAGCAGTAGCTAGAAATCTTCCTATATATGTCCCACTTAAAAGTGCTGGAATTGGGATTAAGAAAGTTTTATTTGGAAAATCTAATGCAAGAAAACTTTCGCATGTAATAGAAAGCAACTCAATGGAGGTTGCAATTAGTGATATTTATGACTCACTTGCTTTAGGAAGTTATGGGGGTCATGGTAAGTTAACTAAATTAGGTAAAGTCGGTAAAGCCTTAGGTAGTCTTGAAAAGGTTAAGACGGATATAGGTAAAAAAGTTCTTGAAACAACAGTGTTTCTTGACCCTATAGCCAGACAGATTACTTGGGAAGCTGCTCACCATCACGGTAAAACTAAATTAAAACTTAGTGGTGAAAAACTCCGACAGTATGCTGATGATATTACAGTTAAAGTAAATGCTTCAAGTTCTGTAGTTGATATTGCCCCTATTCAAGGAAGTCTTTTAGGTAAGGCTCTTACTCTATTTCAGACCTTTGTTATTAATGATTGGAATTTATTTACTAAGGACGTACTTGGAATTAGAAATAGAAACTTAACTAATAAAGAAGCATTTACTCGAACATTTAAGTATATATTAGCTACTTCATTAATAACATCAATTTTTGAAGATGGCTTGGGAACTACTTCACCATTCCCTACTCCAGCAAGGGCGTTGTATAAAGGTATTAAAGAAGATAAAGATCCTTTTAGAATAGGTCTTGATGTTACTAAAGAGCTTCTTGAACCAATCCCAGTAATCGGTGGTATGAGGTATGGCTCAACTATGCTTGGCCCAACTGCTGAAGTAGTAAATGAAATTAGTAAACAGTTAACTGATGATCCTTTTAAGAAAAATATTCTTGAATTAGTTGTTATGGTAGGAGGTGTTCCTATGGCTAATCAGGTTTATAAAATGATTAAGGCAGGTAAGAGAGGTGAGGATATCTATGGTATGTTAATAGGTAGATATCGTCCTGAAGAAAAAAGATCTCGACGGAAAAGAAGACCATCGAGACCTAGCCGTTAAACTATATCCATTAATATTTCCATCGCCTTTCCTGATTCAGGAGTTAGTTCATTTATCTTTCTAATATAGTGGACTAACTCTTTAAACTTCTTAGATGCTTTCTCAACATCAGAGCATTCCAGATCCTTCATAATCTCACCTGCTCGAGCAAGCCAAAACTTATGATCTTCAAGTTCCCACCTGTCAGTGCGATTATTCTCTACATCAAAATAACACATGCCAGGGTAGTGGTTATCAAGTTCGTCAGGTGTAGCATCGGGATGCTTCTTCCGGCATAAAAAAGCATGGAGTAAATTAGTAAAACGTTTAAGTTCTTCTTCCATAATCTTACCTCTTCGAGTGTTTGATTGTAGTAACACCTTTCCTCTGACTAATCTTACAGAACCCTTGCTTCTCAAGAATGGAAAGCATGTCGTCAAAAATGCGAGCATTACCTATATCATAATAGTGCCGTTGCAACAGTTCAGATTGAGTAATCTCACCTGCCATACCTATATCCATCATAAGGTTATTAAGCGTCTTAGCCATTGGTGAGTCACCCATACTCCCAAAAGTATAAGGCATCTTTGTCTCAATGTGCTCTAAAAAACCTATGGCCCGTTTAAGATCACCTGCATCAACTATCATGTCATTACTTCGACTTGCACTATTCACCATGCAAAGTTTCATCACATGAGTACCACGCCGGGTACAGTAGCGAGCAAGACGCTTATCCTTAAAAGGTGGGTTCGTTGTCTGTTCCACATACCATTCGTTCCAAACTTCACAGAAATCAGGAGTAAGTTTAAACTCCCCCTGCATCAGTTGCATCTGTTCTAAGTCATGATAAAGGTCCTCCTTTAATATTTTCTGTGCTTTGCTTAAGAAAGGTTGAGGTACAATCTTCTCCTGCCGGTGTTCGTAAATGAAGATGATTCGTGAACTAAGTCCTGATCCAATTATGTCTGGAATTTTACCTATTAAGTCAGGAGTTGTTGCACCGAGAAGGTTAATCCAGATACCATTAATACGATCTTCCCCTTGATGTTTAGTCACATATTCCCAAAGTCCATCATCACCCTTGCCACAATCAAACCAGTCGGTCAGCCAGCTTATCATTTGAGGATCGCCATTACCTAAGAGTGAAGTTAATTCAGGTGAGACAATAGTGTAGGAACTATGAAAGCTCATCGTCCCATCATCTTGAATATCAGTACTTGTGGCCTCAGCAATTTTCATAACTAATGCCTCTTTAGTTATTGAATCAGCACACATTTTAATACCTGACTTAATCAAGAAGTCAATCCCAAAACTCATGGCTGTTCCCTTACGGGCCTGACCAGGAGGTGAAACGAGAATGATGTATATGTTTGGGTAAAACCTGATCGGTCCCCAGCGGATTAAGCACTTACGCTTAAGCATACTGGCGATTGTACTTATTCCCGTCCACATTCTGAAAGTAGCTGGAGGTTCTGAGTTGTCAGTGTACTCAAGGAACCCCTCAAGCCAGTCGCTTACTTTACGTGTTGACATAGGCTGCTCCTTTTGCTATGTTCAAATTTTGAAGGTAGCATCCTTTTCCTTAGCTATCTTGTCTAATATCATTATCCCATTTAATCTTTAATTTTTCACTAGCCCAATCTATCGCACGACCATACTCAACAGGTGTTGCACCTTCAAGCTTTAATGATGATCTAACCTCCTTCTTACTGTAACCATCTTTTAATAGTGTTATTGCTATTGTACGAAAGTTATCTGCTTTAGTTCCAGTTGATCTTGAAAGATTTTCCATAAAGCTAACATCTATAATGCCCGTAGCCGTTATTTTAAATGTGAGCGGTTTTGCTTTAGCGGTTAAGTTAAGTTTTTGCTGGGTAATAATTCTACCATTCTCTCCAGCATCAAAATCCATAATCATTACAGATCGAACTAAATCTGTAATGGCTCCACTTCCAGCCACAGAATCAAGATTAAGAGCATCATCAGGAGACTGTCGTTTCTTAGTATGTGCAAGCATAAGAATACCAGTATCACACTCAACTGCAATCTTTGTCATCTCTTCAAAATATGTTGCCATGATATCACGTCTATTAGTATCTAATCCTCTAGCAAAAATAGTAAGAGAATCTAATATAACTAAATCTGGAGATGGATCGCATTCTTTAATTATGTTATATAGCTCAATTAAAGTATTTGGCGCGGCTGTTTGGCTTGATCCATCAGCCAAGTCAGAGATTGTAAACATTATTTTATCTAAATGCTTAAGTGCCCAATCCTCTGACCGTTGTTTAATATGATAACCACAGCGTTCGGCATCAATGTAAAGAATATTCTTACCCTTTCCTGCTAACTTATCTGCAAGCCATAAAGCAAACCCACTCTTACCTACACCTCCACGTGAAGCTAGTATTGATACACTACTACGAGGTATTAAAGGTTCCCAAATCCATTCTAATGGTTTAATGTTTTTCATTGCTTCAACTCCTTTAGCAAGCCTAATCATCTTTAATTCTCCGTTATTGTGTGTGTTATTTATATTGGTAATTTATGTTATAAAACAATCATAACAAATATATATTACATTGTCAAACACACACTTTTTACATTTCCGCCCAGCATTACTCCCACATAAATTTAAAGTCTTTCATTGGCCGAAGATTCTCACTAACCTGCTCAAGTCTATCAGAAAGTTCACTCACATTCTCACTGAATGCCTTACCCTTAAGCTCCTTCATCTGCGAAGCATCAAGGCAGTAACCTATGCTAAGGTCAGCAGGGACCACAAACTCACGACCGTAATGAGTGACCAATGGAATCTCAAGTGACTGCTTGATTCTAATAAGCATTTCAGCATGTCTCTTCCACCCAATACTTATGGGAATCTGAAACTTAATTGAGTCATGAACTTGCATTATGAGTTCAAGTTCCTCAAACCCATGCTGGTAATAAACGAAATTCATTCCCCTTTCGTTGATAAGATCACCCACCGTTCCTTGAGGAATACAAGCATAAGCCTCCTTAAAGACTTGATCTCTTTGGCGCTGATCCTTAAGGTCACCAAGGAAGAGAGTTTTCCTTCCCATTAAGTTGGTAAGGGTTCGGTTCTTAATTAAGTTTTGCTTAACATAAGAATGGAAGTTCTGACGTACTCCAGGATACGCCATATGATAGCGGTTAACAATTACTTTACCTTGTGACTCTGGGATTTCATAGTACAAAGCAAACTGTCGATAACCAAGATCGTAGTTCAAGCCGTGATTTCCACGCTTTCCCCACATCCTCCAGGTTTTATCTCCACTTCCTAAAGAACAAAAGATATCATGATCATTCTCCCACTTAATTTCCTCAGGTGTTTTCCCACTAATAAGTGCGCCAGTTAAAGAATGAACATCCTTACCAGTTTCAAAGGCCTCAATCATAGGATCAATGCGGCCAACGTAAGCAACGATCCTGTTCTCGGCCTGACTTAAGTCAATTTCATAGACAATGTAGCCTGGGTCTGCGTAAAAGTATTTAAGAATATGATGCGGCTGGTTCTGCATGTTATTCCCAGTTCCAAAAATACTTACACTCGAACTAAGACGACTGAACCTTGTCCCCGCAGGGTTATATGAACAACGCATCCTCTCATCTTTATCAACCTTTTCAACATCCAGATATGTACTCCTTTCCTTTGTCGCTCCACGGATTTTAAGTACTTGTGCGGCTTCAGGATAACCTAACCTACTAATTCGCTTCATAGCCATTTCATCAGTAGAAGGTTTACCTTTTTTCTTATAAGGTTTAAGTCCGCACTTTTTATAAAAGTAATCCTTAAGCTGCTTGGGTGACTTAGCATTAAGGGGTTGACTTGCGAGACGGTTAAGTTCAAGTTCCATCTCATTGATCGCTTCTCCCATTTTCTTATAGTCACGCGCCATTGCTTTAACATTAATCTTGATACCCCGCTCCATCATATATACAAGGGGAAGAATAATCCTTCTTGAACGGTTATAAGTATCCATATTCCCTTGCTTAACCAACGCATCATCTTGTTTAGGACTGGCTTCATCACAGATGATTGAGTCAATAGCATTGTACTCCCAGCCCCGAACCCAACTACCATGACTTGCCTTTTCAAGCCAGAACTTACCGTCTTCTTTGTAATAAGGATGATCAGTCCATACTGAGGTAATGAAGTCAAGGCCAATCTTAAACTCAGGCATGAGGATGCGTTGCTTGATCATTGTATCTTGGAGATTTTTAGCGGCGATGCCAAACTTTCTAAGGAGAAAGTGTACGTCGAACGTTAAGTTCTGGCCGACTTTAGTAATATGTTCATCTTCAAGGAGTTGAGCAATCTTTCTCCATATGTCTGCTTCCTGTTCAACTGTAAAATAATCACCATTACCATCTATGAATGGAATACAAATACTTTTTAACTGATATGAGAATGAGATACAACTAACCTCCATGTTACTAATCTCAATATCATAACTGATGGGTTGACCTTTACTTCCTAATACCATACAATCATCAAGAAAGTTTAAACTATCGTAATAACCAGGGCCAGTGATAAGCTTACGTTCCGTTGGTTCGTAAGTACCTTCAATAATACTCTTTGCCCGCTTCAGATCAAATAGAATACAGTGCTTATTAAGATACTGATTCTTCGGTCTGATTACAGTAGCAGGATGGAATGTAGGAATTACTGTCTTGCTTGGACAGAGAGTTGATTTAAGAATACTTCCTCTCCACTTAGTAATTCCCATACGATCTGTTAGGGCAAACAGAGCAACATTACCCAAAGCAATGACCACATCAGGTTTAATCGCATTAAGTTCCTTCGCCAGAAGATTAATATAATCCTGCCCCTCAGGATAAACCACTGGTCCTTTACGGGTAAACTCTATGTAATGCTCAAGGGGTTTATCAAGATCTTTAATAACATTTGTAAAGTACCCTTCACTCTTAACCAGTTTTGCATTCCTTAAACTATCATCAAGTTCCTCCCCCGCTGGCCCGACGAAAGGCTTACCTAAAACAATCTCCCTTCTACCAGGCTGCTCACCTACAATCACATACTTAATGCAATCAGTACCTGCCCTCGGTGAGATGAAGGTTTTCTTCCTACGCCTCATTTCTTTAAACATCAGTAAACCTCCTTGCTATTATCAATTTTTGAACGTAGCATTTTCATTCTTTCTACATATATGATTATTAAGTGTCTTTATTACTTGAGTATAAGTTAACTCCTCATCTGCCACGACTTGCATGTAACAACGACTGCAACGTATCCAGCTGTAAAGGTTTCTTTCAGTGTCAATCTTACCACACGTAAACCAGATCCTTCTTTGTTGGTGAATAGTTTTAATATGGAAGCGTCCGCCAAAGTTATACTTCCCATAAGTAGCAATCATAGGATACTTATTACTTCGGGCAGGAACTTTCATTTTTGCAAGTATCCTTTGAACACCTCCATGCCCCATCCCTATTTTTTGCCCTACTGCCTTCGTGCTTAATTGCTCAGTGACATAAAAGTAATATATTGCCTCAGAAACATACTCAAATCCTTGATCATAAGCATGTTCCTGGAGCATGTTATAAAACTGCCACTTATGAGATAGGTCAAAAATCTTAAAGAATGATTTATCATAAGTCATAAGTGATCCTTTAACCTTTAAGGAAACATTCTTGGAGGTTCAACTCGTACTAATTTTCCAGGCTCTACATCTTTAAGATCTTCTATATTCATATTAGGATCTATAATCATACTAGGAATATGACGCTCCTCCATAAGAATAATCCCTGCTGCAGCATAGTTAATCACCCCTCTTAACTCATGAATTGCTGCCTTAGGATCAAGCTGATTACATTCAAGAGCCTTCTTACATAATTGAAAAAGTATTCCTGATATGGGAGACTTATCTAACCAACGATTAAGTTGACAAATCTGCTGATCTTCAAACTTCTGATCACAGGCATGACGTTGCTTACCTTTACCAATGATTGCCTGATCAGCTGCTTCATTTATTACTTGAGTAAGCCTACTATATTTCTCCATTACTCATCAACCTCTTTATAATGTAACAACTTAATCCCACAAACTTTCGCCATATGAGGACCGAGTTCATCGTAGTAACCCCTATCCTTACAAATCACTCTTGCAATCCCGGAGTTAATAATAGTTGCCATACAGTTTTTACAGGGACTTACTGTGTTCAAGTAAAGAGTCGCCCCTCTTACCGACACCCCATTACACGCCGCTTGAGCAATAGCATTAACTTCCGCATGAGCAGCGGGGCATTCACTGAGTCCCTGTCCTGAACGATAACCCTTAACCTGCCGAGGGCATTTGTTAAGTCCTGACTCAACACCACAATGATAATAGCCCTTAGGTGGGCCATTATAGCCGGTACTAAGAATAGACTTATTTCTTACAATCACAGCTCCTATCTGTCGACTAAGACATTTACTTCTTATTGCTATTTGATCAGCCACATGAATGAAATACTCTGACCATGTCACATCTTTACCCATCATCAGACCTCCACATAATTAGCAATGAAAAAATTTTTTGCAATATACCACTGATCTGCATGATTGTTTACATTACGAGCAATCATTCCACCTAATTCAGGAGTATCTTCAGAACTTATTGAAACCCCACTCAAATCCTCACCAGGAATATAAGGCCTCATTTCCTGAGCCATTGCCTTTCTATAAAATTTCCAGTTATCCATCAGTACCCCCTTTTTCTTAATTCGTAATAGCATCTTCTTGTAGCCATGACATCAGCCATTGCATTATGAGCATCAGAGAAATCTTCATTGAATAAGAACTTGTGCAGTTCAGTCAACTTCGGCCACTTGAATTTACCAGGCCAACGTCCAGGAAGTTTACATAAATCAGTTGAGTTTTGCATGGTGCAGTATGATGAAGTACTATTAAGAGTTTCAGATGCCTGATTCATGTCATTACGAATAAGAAGATCTCTCACCATTTTAATGTCAAAATTGAAGTTATGACATACAAGAGTATCACTGCGCATTATCATATTAGCAAACATGGCAGCGGTGGCAAACTCGCCTACACCATTATTAGCCTGAGTCACACTGATTCCATGAATTTTCTGTGCTCCAGGATTTATAGTTCTCCCTTGAGGCCGAATAGTAATATTAACTGCGGCATAAATGTGATCTTTATCACTAAGTATAGCACCTAACTGAACAACCCATGCCTGATTAGGATCATTAGGTTCCAACCCCTTACGATGAAATCCTGAGGTTTCGGTGTCAAAAAATAATTCAGTCAATGTAATATCTCCTTTTATTAATGGATTAATTCTACTTTAGAGCAAATACGGACATTGAAATATCCAACATTACTTTTATGTTTTGGTCTATATCGACCAGTATAGCACTTAGCCGGAACACATCCTTCTTTATATCTAACATTACCTAAATTAGATGCTTCGCAATCAGGATATCTAGGTATAGTTTTCCATATTTCTTTCATTAAAACTCCTCTTGAACTTTTATAATAAAACTATTCTTATATGACTGAGTAATTTCGAATCCAAAGGCATTTACATTAACCTTATGTGCGGCGGTAATAGTTTTACCACTTCCTAGAAAAGGAACCATTATTTGACTGCCAGGCCGAACAAATGTAGTTATTATATCTTCAATTAACTCAGTAGGCCGTTCTGTAGGATGAATTTTCTGGGTGTGAGGGATAGGTGGGTAAACAAACTGGTTAGTACTTCCAGGTTTTGCCAAATGAGGTTTGCCTTTAGTAGCATAAAAGAACATCTCATACGAGTTAGCAAGCCGATGCTGAGGCTGCATAGACTGACCAGACCCCTTCATCCAAACACCACACATACGAGTAGCTTTAAGTCCGACCTCTTCAAGAAGTTTAAACATTACTTCAAACCATGGTTCAGGAGCAAACCAGAGAATTACCCAACCAGAATATTTTAAAACCCTTTCGGTCTCAATAAGAGTTGATCGCATGAACTCTTCATAGTCATTCAGATCAACCTCATTGTAACCGTAGCAAGAATTTTCTTTCTTATTCTTCTTAAGGTTAATAGCATATGGTGGATCAATCTCAACCAGATCAATGGAACCATCAGGTACAGTCTTAACCCCTTCGAAAAAGTCTTTGACGATGTATGAGTTGATTAACTTCTGCTTAACCGCATCGTTGTTACCAATGGTATTAGCATAATTACGGGCCAGTTCCTGCTTCATCAGGAGATCTTGCGCCTTCTTAAGCCGTTTCCTAGCATCAGACTTATTCTTGGCCTTATCCAGTTGAAGCTCAGGATACTTCTCAATAGCATCAGCCAATTCTATATCCTGACTAATTGTAGCAGCACTTTTACCCACCATCTTAGCAGTATCACTCTTACTCCATCCAGGAGCGTCTGCTGTCTTCGCAACCTTCTCGCCGTGGATACTGGTCTGAAGATCATGTACGTGCTTAAGAATAGCACATTCCTCGGCGTAGGTAAAGTTCTCCCTTTCAATATTTTCAGCCGCTTCAATACTTCGCCTTTCCAACTCGGTGAGTACCTTGTTATAGAAGCAGACTTGGATCTCTTTATACGTTTCATCATAGTGCTTATTGAGGTATTCAAAGGCTTTAAACCTCCTACCACCAACAGCTAAGAGATAAGGTTTACCTTCCTTCTCAGGGTTTACACTAACAGAGATCAGTTGGAGATTTCCAGTTGAGCGAATACTCTCTGCCAGCATATCTATGTTCTCATACTCAACCCTAAACCTTTCACCAAACTCTATTTCACTGAGTGATATTTTAATCAGCTGCATAACTCCGCCTCCGTTTCAATCGCTTTATCTGCAAAATAACTCCACAACAAATCTACACGCTTCTGATCTTCAATATAAAATTCTCTATTATTAGTATAAATTACTAATCTTTTATAATCCTTTATTGATGATGAAAAGTCAAGCTCAACCCTTTTAAGATTACCATTTCCAATGTTTAGAATAGTATTACTGTCTATAGAAATAAGTACCATCCATCACCTCACTTTACCATGCCCTGAAGAGCTTTAAGAAGATCTGCCTTCTGACCATTAGACATATTAGCCGCCTGTGCAAAAAGATCTAACTCTTTAGGCTGGGCCCTCTTCTTATTTGTTGCCATCTTCGTTGCCGTAGCCTTTTTAACCTTCTTAGGAACCCTCCTTCTATTTCGCATCTCTTGGATAAATGGAAAGAGTTCCCCATCACTCATACTGCTAATGCTCCTGTGTAAAGTTTCAATTGTAGCCATCACTCGACTCCCTTATTACTCGCCAAAGTTGAGAGAATTTCTGCCTGTCCTGAAATAACTGCATAAATTCCTATCTTACCAACCCGATTGTACAGTTCTATGGTAGCATCAACTACGGCCGCAAAGTAGATTTTGCGCTCTCCGTAATCAAAGATCTTGTTCAAATCATAGTACTGTTCAGGGGTTATGTCAATAGTTAACCTGTTCGGTGTACTACCCCCACTCTTTGTCATAGATATATCCCCTAAGTATAAAAAACCTTGGTCAGAGTTACTAAGTCCGACCAAGGTTAGTGGTCATGCTATATTCATTTTATGAACGTAGCAAATTAACGATTAGTAAGCAAACTTTCCTCTAATAACATTAGATATTGTACCCTGACTGCAATTAAATTTTATAGCGATAACTCTTTGTGTAAAACCTTGTTTATAAAGGTCTTTAATTTTCTGCATTTTATCAGTATTAAATTTAACTGGACTTCCTACATTACTCCTTTTCAGATTAGTTCCAGCCGGAATCCATCTTAAGTTCTTAACGTTGTTATCTGCAGGATTCTTATTAATATGATCGCAAACGTTACCCACAGGTCTTGCACCAATAAAAGATTCTATTACTAAAACATGGACAAACTCTTTTTTGCCACAGATATTAACACTGTGATAACCACCTCTATTTTTATGCTGAGTACGTTCATGTAGTCCATTAGTAGTACCCTTTATCGGAGGTTTTATATGTGCTTTATACCTAACCCTTCCAGCATTAGAAACTTCACAATCAGGATATCTTGGAACTGTTTTCCAAATTTCTTGCATAATTAACCTTTATGGGAGAGCCGAAACCCTCCCAATATTTAGATTAACGTTTAGGAACAATCAACTTCTTAATGTAGTTTTGTTCTCCGTACTCAGGATCTTCTTTCAATCCTATGATAGCCCAACCCTCATTACCGATAACATCTTCAAGATCAATCCTTCCGTCCGGTACAGAGAAGCAACGCTTGAAGGATTCCAGTGCCCATAAGGCATTATTCTTCTCCTTGTCCGTCATATCATCATGCGGGAGGCCGACATAAGTGTTAAACTCCTTACTGGTCGGCTCATCAGGGATTTCAAAGATGGGCATGAAGCAAGGTTTTCCGGTCCTGGTCATCCAGATCTTTTGCAGTTCACCAGTCTCCTCATCCGGTTTCTCGATGAAACCAACTATGCGAATTTTGTACTCTTTATCACCTGCGACTGCCTGGGGTTCGATTGCATCAGTAGTGTCTACATCCAAAAAGCTCATATTGTTCTCCTTATTAAATTAAGTAAGTGTTAAATAATCATCGCCTTCAAGAACTGCTTCCATCTTAGACTTTCTAAAAGATAGAATAGCACCATCTGTTATTTGATAATAGTGCCAATTTGCCGTCTCCAAATCCCTTCGATAGAAACCAGTAAATTCAACATCTGTTCCGCCCGAAAGAATTACCTTAATTTCTTTTACTTCAGGCATTAATCACCTCCTTACAACAATTTAGGTTTATCTTCACAAGAACGTTTGGCCTTCTTAAGAATAGCCTTAATGTCCGGCTTTTCGTACTGATTAAGTAACCCCTCCTTTGCTAGACGTGAACGGCAAGTGATTGTTCCGGTGTTTTGTGTTAGTATTCTGTATTCAACTCCATTACTTGAGTCCTTCGGATCGCAAACCCATATCTCGTCAAATAATGTAGGTATTACCAACGCTCCTTTACCAGTAGTCATGTAACGAAACCTTACCCTCCCACCGTCGGACTCATCTTTGAATGGTTCTAAATGGCCTGTAAGGATAAAGTCACAGGGAAGATCAAGACACTCATAGATTGAGTTTTCAATAGCTACCTTTTGTGGAGTATAATCTTTCGTAAAACGTGGTGCTGTTCCGGCCAAACCAGCCTTTTTAAGTATTGAATTCATGATTGCTTTTGACCATGAAGTACTGCTGTCCAACATGTAGGTTCCGATGTGATCAAAATAACCTTCGCGAACCCGAGTATCCATGATCGCCTTCCAATCATTAAATGCAAAGGGTTTCATAGGCTTCTCACTTTCAAACCGTGAGTCGACGATGATATCTCCCTTTGCAATATAGTCCTCAAGGCCCTTAGAACCTCCAGGATCAAAAGAGTCTATGTGAATGGGTTTACGGGCTGTCCTTACAAGAAAGGTCTTACCTGAACCCATCTCACCGAGAAGGAGAAGGTTGAAAGTTTGCTGCTTCTTATCATTCTTATACTTCTCAGCAAGTTCCTTAGCCATTTTCTGAGCATTCAAGAAGGCTTTACTTTCTTTGGTTTCTTCTGCCATTATTTCTCCCTCCCCCGAGACGTTTAAATGCTTGACTATGAATGAATGCGTGACAGTCTTTACATACCCAGATAACTTCATAAGGCTTTGAATAGTCTTTATGATGCCCTTCAAGTTTTGTCTGAGCGTCACATACTTCACAGTGATTAGACTTTTTAAGCATTCCAACTTTTAAAGCCTGTCTAACCTTTGCTTTTGCCTTTACTTTATGTGGCTCTTGATTATACTTCTTAAATTTATGCCCTTTTTCCCTTCTCAATCTTTTCATCAAATTACGGCACTCTTTACAATGTGAAGTTCTCGCATCTGATTTACTATTATCTTGAGCATAAGCAGTTAAAGGTAAAGGAAATTCGCACATAGGACAAACTTTACTAGGTACTCCGTCTACCATAAACACTGTAACTCTAGCCATCACTTTTTTCTCCCAATGAAAGATTAAAATTCAAATGCTCATCATCATCACTTCTTGGGTCCCATCGATCTACTATGAAGCCCATAGGAGGTTCATAACTTTGCTTAAGAGGATTCGGCCAAGCCAGACAGAAGTCATGATAGGGGCATCCAAAATACTTATTACAAGATCTCTCATTCATTGGAAAGGCGCTGAGAACATCTTCATCTTCCGAAGAGCATTCCAGATTATAAAACTCTTTCTCCATCCATCTAAGCCATGAAACAGTGTGGACTTGCCATGCTTGCATCTGCTCACGAGTTTTACGGATAGGAAGACGTTCAAACTCGAATGATGGTTTCTTGGTCTTCTTAAAACTCATCCCATTAATAGTTACGCCAAGAACTTCATCAGGGTTGAAGATACAATAAAGAGCGTGAGTATAAGTACCAACCTGAGTACCTAAAGGAAACTCCATTCTCCACTGATTACTGAAATAACCGCCCTTTGTCTTATGTTCAAGTGAGAAGATTTTCCCATCACTGAGGCGTCGAAGTACTGAGTCCATCTTAAAGTAAAGGTTGTAATAACCATCAACTGACACCACCCCACTGATTTCAACCAAAGGATCGCCATTAAGAACTACTACTTCATACTTACTCAAATCATTTGCATAACGAGTGACATACTCACTGAGCATGAGAAGGAAACGGTCCGGGTTTTTGGGCATGAAGATATCATCTGTCTCTTCACCGAAAACTGTCCGGTAATAATGGTAGAATTTCATAAAGGCATCACTAACTGATCCTGTTCCATAGCCATTGAGGAGAATGTGTTCCATTGCTATGTGGACTGCAGATCCGAAATGGAGGTGATTGTTAGGTCTATCAGGCCGCCAGCCAAGAACATACTCATAAAAATATCTCCTGGGACAATCCTTAAAACATTGCAACTTTGTCGAATCAACTACATTCCAAGTTTCATGTGTATCAACTGGATAAGTTCTGTTCGCTAAGACATCCATCTATACCCCCCTTTACATTTTCACCATTAAGATCTTCAAGCATGATGGTTCTTTCCTTATAAGTTCCTATTCCTCTCCCATTTCTGGTGTAATAAATAAGAAGATTAATTCTCCCATGTTTAACTGCGAAAATCGAACAGGCGATACTTCCCATGATACTTAATCCAGTTGGGAGAATTAGATCATCCTTATGAGAACCTTCAAGTGCTTTTGTAAACTTACGATACATCTTACCAGTCGATAAGATGTTAAAACTTCCAATGGTTAAAAAGATAATGTTACCAAAACTTTCTGCCTTAATGTAATCATGGCAGCCCTTATTGATTATATATACGTTTCTTTTCATATTAGATATCTCACCTCCTTTCATTTATGGATTTAACCCCTTTAGAAACCTTTTCGCTGATTCTGCTTGAAGTTACCGCGCCGATAACTTTTTGAAATGAAGTAGTCCGGCGAAGAATTTATTGTAGTAGCGCGGTTTAACTTTTGAATCTTTGAAGTAGTATACCTGATAAATTCTTGTATTGACTTAATATCCATTTAAAAATCTCCTTTCGTTTGGGATTGCTTCCTTCAATTTTTGAACGTAGCGTTATTTTATTAAACTTTTAAAATCATAAATGGCCTGTTCTGCACCATCATCAAAAATAGAATTTGACTGAAAATCATAAGCTGTTTTTTGAAACATCCTAATATATGATATTGTTCTCCCCCTTATCAATTGTCCCGCTGCCCAATCATAGCCTCTATTAAACATAACTTCATATCTTCTTTTCGTTAATCTATCAAAAAATTTAAAGATCATTTAATTGCCTCCAATACTATCTCATCATAATGTCAGGATTAACTAACTCCATAAAAACAGGAAAAAGAGGAATCCCTTTACCAGGTGTAATATGCTGATATTTAACATGGAGAAGCCAACCAGTAATATCAACGTTCCAGTATTTTTCTCTAATATTATCACTCATTCCTGAATATACTGAGAAAATATCACCTGTTGAACCCTTACAAATGATTGAACCAAGACGCCCTTTCGGCTCTTGAGCCTTAAAAAGAGGATCTAAATCTCTAAGTTGTGCTGCTTTTAGTCTGTAAGGATCAATACCAGTAAATTTTGAAGAGGTCTCAATCACATCCATTACCATTCCAAGGGACATAATAAAGCCATACTCCTCTTCAACACCAATCACATCATACCAGTCATCCTTTTTCGGCTTAAACTTCATTACTTGGGTTGAGCGTCGGTCAAGATACTGATTGTTAATGGCTCTAGTTACAATACCCTCATACCCAAGCTCAACATACTCATTATAAAACTTCCAGACATCCTCAAAACTAAAAGCAATATCAGTACGAACACGCTTAATGGGGCCATCTTTAGGAAGAGTATCTAAAAAGTGCCAAAGACCTGTTAACCTATCTGCCTGCCCACCAAACATTTCCAAATATCGAAGGTCAAAAATATGAAATTCCATCTCCTTAAACCTAGGATGGAAATTAACTGTTCGGGAAACTACTCCATGAATATCTTCCCATGTCCAACCATGGACATAGAGTTCACCGTCTAAAGGGGGAAGGGTCTGACCTTTTGGCTTATATGCTTCAAGAAATTCATTAATGTGGGGAACTGAGTTGATAATTTCGCCTGATGATGATTCTAACTTAACACTGTTAATGTCATAAATATTACCAGTGCGTTCACCATCTAATTTAGGCTGACATAAAACTGGAAAACCGTTTTTCTTGAGACGTTTTTCACTGAAGGGATAGCAAAACATAAAATTTTTACGAGTAGCCATAATCCTTATCTCCTTATGGGCTTAATTAATTTTATTTATTTGAGCAAGATAGGGTTCGATCCTATAAATAATAACGGGTTCTTAAGAACGTAATCGTTCAGTGGGTTTATTATATAATCCGTTGTAGTTTACCACTACTTGCTTGCTCAATTTCTATAACTTTTTACATTTAATACCCTAAAAAAGTCGGAAGGAATTAGCGTGTAATCTCCCTTCCGACTAGACTCTTCATCATCATCAATCGGTAGTTTATGTTATCTTATTCTTAGCTTAGATACTGGCCAGACTCACAGTATGCCAAGTTTTTAAAATCATAAAATCTTCCCGACAGTTGAAGTTTTACTCGGCAGAACCACCTTGCAATTTGGCCAGGAATTCTTGCTGTTTTTCTTTCGGCCAGTTAGCAAACTGACTCATGGTGGCCGCGATCGGATCAACTGCAACCTTCTGAGCAATGACGCCAGGTACCCACTGATCAATCTGGCCCTGAAGGGTGGATTGGTCAAGGCCGGCCTTATGCAGGGCACGAATACGAGACTGGAGAGAAACCTTCATGTTGGCGATAGCGTTCGTACGAACGACATCTTCGCCACATTTTGCGGTCAAGTCAGACAGGTTGTCTCCAAAGTCAAACTCAGCCTGACATTCTGCATAAACCGCCTTACCCTCGGCGTCCTTTTCCACATTGCCTTCTGCGTCCTTAACAGTGTAACGTGCGGTAATGAGTTCTTTTGACATGATTTTCTCCTTATAAGGGTTAGTTGGTGGGCATTAGGCCCGGTTTGGGTTGTTCGTTTGATTATTCATTTGGCCATTTCCGACCGTTTATGTAACCAGTATACATGATTTGAAAATAATTGCAATCAAAAAATTAGCATGTTATGAAATATCAGTCCCATCCAAAAAGTTTTCAATATCCCAAGAAATTTCTATAGACTTTTTAAAATCTCTAATGCCCCTTACTTTAATTGATATTTTATCATTACTCCTTTCAAAACGATCTTTCATGTTATCAGTTTGTGTTCCTCTGTAAAGGTGGTTAGGGTTACAACATGCAGGATTATCACACTTGTGACAGACCAACTTATTAAAACCTAGAAGTTGCTTAGGAAGAAGTACATCATATCCTAATAAGGCAAATCTATGTGCCAAAACCTTTTTCCCATGTAAGCTAAAGCGCCCATAACCTCCAGCATTCTTATCACCCTGCCACTCCCAACAGTCATCATCTTCCTTCACGTCTACCTTACTTCAAAACCTATGCGAGTCATTCATCTTCATTACTTAAAGTTCTCCTTTTTAAGTTGATACATCGAACAGATTACCTCTAAGTTACGAATGTCCAGGTTGAAGTTAACCTTTCTGATAGTTAGGACGAAATACTTCTCTTTGTAGCCAGTATATATAAAGTAAACTTTTGTGCCTTTATGCTTCTGGTCAAGCATTTTGATGGTAAGGTTTTTAAGGGCCAGAGGTGATTGGTTGCTATCGATATTTTTTGAACGTAGCAACTCTTTTCTAGATATTTCTAACTTTTCCATTTTAAGTTTCCTTTCGGTTGCTATTATCATTTTTTGAACGTAGCAACCTTTTACTTATTACGTTAAGAGTTGTCTTATAATCTTCTGATAAGGTTCAATATACTTCTCAGGTAAATCTTCTCGTTTTTCAATCTCAAGGATGAAGAGGATAATTCTCTCAATATACCAAAGAGGATTACTTCCAGGATCAATCCCCAAAATATTCTTATACTTAACTGTATAATCTACTGGCTCAAGCAGTGTTACTTTTGAAAGATGGTTAAAAAGTTTCTTCATCGTATTAAACATATAAGCAGTGTGCATTTCACTAAGGGCAATCCACTTACCTTGACCTGTCTCCCACTCAAAACCTTCCGGCTGTAAGGTGGTGAACTGAAAGTTAGCTAATGCCTTAGCTGTGCCCATCTTTGATCCTCCTTTCTTTTTAACAGTTAATAACTCAACTCCAGGTACCATCACTTAAGATGATACCTAGGTTCAGACATTAACCTACTTTAAGAAGATTCTTAAGTTTATCAAGTTTATCCTTATCCCACTTTTGAAGCTCAGCAACCATGGCGTCGGGAGTTGATGGAGATGTTGGTTTATTAGGTTTTCTTACTTTCTTATTTTCTCCCCTTTTCACCGCTGGACAGACTGTGACCCCTTTAGTCGCCTCAAACTGTTTTCTGTTAAGTTCATTAACCTCCTTCTGTGCCTTATCTCTTTGATGATCAGCAAGTAGAGCAATCTGACTTGCATTAAGGTAAGTGTGATTAGCCTTTCTTAATTTCTCCTTAGCTTCTTTGATCTTAGAAGTGAATGGCATTACTGATCCTCCCTATTGAGCAATGAGTTGGAAGCCTGTCCATGTCGTCATAATTAAGGTTCGAGTTATCTGGATCAATCGGCTTATGATCCTCAGGTTTGATATACCTGCGACAATTCAGACAGGTGAAACTTCTCCAATTTCTCTTACAGGCAAACATTAGACATTCGTCATACTTGGGGCAATCAAAGAAGCGGTGAACTTCAGTGTTACAGTTAAGCAAGGATGAGTCAAGTTTGCGTGGGGCCATGTTTGGTCCTCCTGTTAGTTAGAATTTGTAAAAAAGGATCTTTTGACGGGTAAGGTATTCGATTAAGTCTGCTTTGGTTTTGAAGTATTTAACAGTGCCAGTGTGATCATAATAGATTGAGATATAATCTATGTAATCCGTATCTAATTTCCCATTATCATACCAGTTACATAAAGATACTGATACAATAGTTTTATGCTGAATACTAAGGCCCTTACCAACCCCCTGCAAATTTCTATAATTCATCATAGTTGTTATCCCCTCTTTGCAATTAATGTTGAAAGTCCTAGAAGAGTGACTCCTATAAGGTTTACCCAGAGGTGATCACTCTCATTACCTGTTAAGATTAGACCAGAGATAAAGAAAATACCTGTGATAAAGTTAGCCACTTACTACCTCCCATCCTACTTCGATAATAAAGTCAGCACTTTCACCTATATAAACATTATAAGACAGTGCCAACCTTCCAATTATATCAGGATTATAACACTCCTTAAGAACTAACCTGTTTACCTCAAAAGTATTTTCCCAAAAATTGAGCCGATCTTCTGATGTGAAATAATCTGCCAAATTACAAGTTGTTTGGCAGTTTAGTGGTAAGTGAAAGTATGTGGTCATTCTCTCCTCAACCACTAAGAATTTCCCAGGTGCCATATGTGGCCCATTTTCAATATTAGTAACAGGCATATGAAGTTGCATGAACATTTCAACAAGTCTAGTGGCCTTATTACTGTATTCTAACAAGTCTTGACCATTATAAGGAACTGTAACTATCTTAAGGTCGCGTATTAGTTCTTTTTGCATTTTGTCCTCCTTGTTAATTCTCTTTTAGCATATCCTTGGAGACTATGACTTATGCGTAAAATATCTCCAAAGGTAAAGCCACAGTTTTTCAAGAATATGAATAGGTCTTTGGCATCCGTATTCTTATCCAATGCTTGGACTTGAAGATTGATTACCTTACTTCTTGTTCTAGACATTTTTCCTCCTTATGAAATAATCTTATGAACTGTTCCTTCCTTCTCTGACACATGAAACTTGTCAGTTTGCATTTTTGCCCATTCAAATATAGCATCCATTGGAAATGTTCTGGCCCCTCTTGAACATGGACGGCACTTATCATATTCATCAGCCAGTTCGTCCCCCAAGTAAGAGCTTTACTAGTTTCATAAATCCCCCCTTTTTAAGTTAATAGTTAACTGCCCACACTTAGGTAGGAACAAGATTCTCCCACCCAAGGATGGTGGTTAACCTTTTTCATACAGTCTTCCGTGATTAGTGCTAAACCAACTA